GCGGTAGAGCATATAATTTAATATATAATGATTGGTTTAGAGATGAAAATCTTCAAAACAGCGTAACAGTCGACAAAGGAGACGGACCAGACACAGCAAGTAATTATACCTTGCTTAAAAGAGGTAAAAGACATGATTATTTTACAAGTGCTTTACCTTGGCCACAAAAAGGCGATGCAGTAACTTTACCATTAGGTACGTTAGCACCTGTTACATTAAATAATTTAACAACATTTGATCCTGTAGTTAATGCTTCAGCTAATACAATTGGATCAGATGCTAATGCTCAATTAAGTATAACAAATTCAATAGGTAACAGAGTTTATGCAGATTTAAGCGAAGCAACAGCTGCAACAATAAATCAATTAAGAGAAGCGTTTCAAATACAACGTCTTTATGAAAAAGACGCAAGAGGTGGAACAAGATATACAGAAGTAATTCAAAGTCATTTTGGAGTTACATCACCCGACGCCAGATTACAAAGACCAGAATATCTAGGAGGAGGAAAAGATAGGATTAATGTAAATCCTATAGCACAAACAAGTTCCACAGATACAACAACACCACAAGGTAACCTATCAGGTTACGCAACAACTGGATTTATGGGTCATAAATTCAGCAAATCATTTACTGAACACTCAGTAATTATAGGGCTAGCGAATGTATTCGCAGATCTTACATACCAACAAGGTTTACCAAGACACTTTAGTAGACAAACGAAGTTTGATTTCTACTGGCCTGCCCTAGCCCACCTTGGAGAACAGTCAATCCTTAATAAAGAGATTTACGCCCAAGGTACAACAGCCGACGATTCAGTATTCGGCTATCAAGAAAGGTACGCTGAGTACCGCTACAAACCAAGCTTTGTAACTGGACAAATGCGATCTAATTTTGCACAAAGCTTAGATACTTGGCATTTAGCCCAAGACTTTGGGTCACTGCCGGCATTAAATGCTTCATTTATAGAAGAAAATCCGCCAGTAGACCGAGTAACAGCAGTACAGAATTATCCAAATATGATTTTGGATATGTACTTTAAATTAAAATGTGCAAGACCAATGCCTACATATGGCGTACCCGGTCTGATTGATCATTTCTAATGGTAGCTATTCCAATAGCAATGGCTGTAGGCTCTGCTTTATTAAACAGACAAGCAACAAAATCAGCTAATAAACAATCAAGATTATCCACTGCAAAGCAAATGGCTTTTCAAGAAGATATGAGTAATACCTCTTATGTTAGAGGTATGGCTGATATGAAAAAAGCTGGATTAAATCCTATTTTAGCTGGAAAAATGGGAGGTGCTTCAACTCCCACTGGTGCAAGTTATACTGCACAAAAAGCAACTCCAGTTGAATCCGGAGTTGCCGGTGTTAATTCTTATATGCAAAATAAGCAATTAGCACAGAATATAGGCATAAATAAACATGCCGAAAAATTTGCTAATACAACGGGTATACCGTTGGAACACGCCACCGGTGTATACGGACAAGGCGTAAAAGCGGTTTATAGCGCTAAACATATGGCTGAAGGCGTGAGTAACACGTTAGCAAAACAAGCCAATATAAAAAAACAAAAATTAAACAAATTACAAAAAAGCAAATTTACAAAAAAAGTAAATAAAGTAATGGACAAAAGTACATTTCTTAAAGGTAAACAATACAATATTTACGGGAAACCAAAACCATGAAAAAACTAGAAAAAGTAATACCTTTTAGAACAGCTTATGAACCACATAAGCCATGTTTCTTTCATACAGAAGGCGAAAGCCTAACACAACAGCATTTCCAAGAGGAATGCGATATTATTAATATAATAAAAAGACATGATAGGAATGGAATAATTGAACACGTACATCGTGGACAAGCACGATACGGAGATTTCTCTGAAGTAACAGACTACAGAGAAGCATTAGACCTGGTTAAAAACGCCCAGGAAGAATTCATGACAATTCCGTCAGATATAAGAAAACAATTCGATAACAATCCGGGAAAATTCTACGAATTTGTAAGTAACCCGGATAACAAAGACGAATTAAAAAAAATGGGTTTTATAGAAGAAACCCAACAAGCTGTGGCTCCGTCCTCAGCTACAGACCCTATTCCTGAGAGCGTCGAGCCACCCATAGCTCAAGAGCCGAAGGAATAGGCCACACAGTTGACTACTTGATGTCAACTGTGTGGAGTGACACCAACCTAATAGGAGATCTAATATGTATAGAAAAAAAATGAGTAGAAAACGTTCATCAAAAGTTTTCAAAAGAACAGCAATGAAAGTAAACAGAAAAAATAACATTAAGCCTATGCGAGGCGGTTATAGAATATAATAATGAAATGCTACCACCCTCTCACGGCCTTCAGAATAGATGGTAAAATAGTATTTAACAGCCCCTTCCCTTATGCGAAGGGGTTTAATTTACCATGTGGCCAATGTGTAGGGTGTAGACTAAATTATAGTAGACAATGGGCAACTCGTATTATGCACGAGGCCCAAATGCACGATAAGTCGTGCTTTATAACATTAACATTTAATCCAGAATCATTAAATAAAAGAGAAGTTCCAACTTCTCTAGATGTGCGTGAATTTCAGCGTTTTATGAAACGTCTGAGAAAGAAGCACGGAAAGCATATCAGATTCTTCCACTGTGGAGAATATGGAGAACAAAATCAAAGACCACATTATCATGCAATAATATTTGGTTATGACTTTCCAGATAAAACATTACATACAGAAAGAAACGGATATAAAATATTCGAAAGTAAAGAATTACAAACACTATGGCCTTATGGTTTTAATACCATAGGTAATTGCGAATTAGAAAGCGCCAGCTATGTAGCAAGATATGTAATGAAAAAACAAAAAGGAACAGAAGAACAAACAAAAATAGATCCCCTAACAGGGGAGGTGACACAAAACAAACACGAATACTGCACTATGAGTAGAAAACCGGGAATAGGATATGACTGGTTTAAAAAATACATAACAGATGTATTTCCACACGACTACGTCGTAATGAAAGAAAAAAAAACAACAGTTCCAAGATACTATCTTGAACTATTAAATAATCCGTTACACAAAGAAACATATAACCCTGAGTTATATGAAAAAATAAAACAAGCCAGAAAAGAAAAACAAAAAGATAAGCCAGTGTATGACGGTTATGATGAAAATCTAGACCGTCTATGGGTAGAAGAAGAAGTAAAATTACAAAGCTTAAAACAGCTAATAAGAGACCTATAAAAAAAGTTTGACTCGTAATATATATTATGTAACCATAATCAGCATGTTAAACATTATGCGACAACGAGGACAAAATGGACAAAAACGAAAAACTACAATCAAAAAATATTTATTCAATATACGACAAAGTATCAGAAATATATGCACCACCATTTATAGAACTTACAGATGGCACTGCAATACGAGCTTGTACGGACTTATTACAACGACCAGAACTACCTTTTGGGAAATATCCAAAAGATTACCATTTAGCAAGAATTGGTAGATGGGTAGAAACAGAGGGCTTTGTAAGCCCCACTGAAACAACAACAATAATAGAATTCGAAGTATTATCGGATTCAACAAAAAAGGAATAAAATATGTTTGGACCTCAAGGAAATCTTCCATCAACATTAAGTAAAGACTTTAGCAGAGTACCTAAAGTAGATATACAAAGATCAGTTTTTAATAGAGATCACGGTTTAAAAACAACATTTGATGCAGGAAATTTGATACCAATTTTCTATGATGAAGCATTACCCGGGGACACATTTCAAATGGATGCCAACGGCTTTGGCCGTTTGGCTACACCAATAAATCCATTTATGGATAATTTATATATAGAAACATTCTTTTTTGCAGTACCATATAGATTAATATGGGACAATTGGGAAAAGTTTTGCGGAGAGCAAACAAACCCGGGCGATAGCACGGATTACTTAGTACCAACAACAACAACAACAGCAACAAATAGCACATTATACGACTATTTCGGTGTACCAACCGATGTTGCATTAACATTTAATAATTTATGCGGAAGAGCATATAATTTAATATATAACGACTGGTTTAGAGATGAAAATCTTCAAAACAGCGTAACAGTCGACAAAGGAGACGGACCAGACACAGCAAGCAATTATAGTTTGCTTAAAAGAGGTAAAAGACACGATTATTTTACATCAGCATTACCATGGCCACAAAAAGGCGATGCAGTAACATTACCATTAGGTTCAAAAGCACCAATAGCAACAGACGCTGCTACAGGAAGCGGTTATTCAATACTAGATACAGGTGGAAATCCACTTTATACAGATACATCAGCACCTTTTGCTAATTTATCAGCTACACCACCTGCAGTTGCTGGAAGAGAATTATATGCAGATTTAAGCGACGCAACTGCCGCAACAATAAACCAATTAAGAGAAGCGTTTCAAATACAAAGATTGTATGAAAAAGACGCTAGAGGTGGAACAAGATATACAGAAGTAATTCAAAGTCACTTTGGAGTTACATCACCTGACGCCAGATTACAAAGACCAGAATACCTGGGCGGAGGAAAAGATAGGATAAACGTAAATCCTATAGCTCAAACAAGTTCCACAGATACAACAACACCACAAGGTAACTTATCAGGTTACGCAACAACTGGATTTATGGGTCATAAATTCAGTAAATCATTTACTGAGCATTCAGTAATAATAGGGCTAGCAAATGTATTTGCAGATCTTACATACCAACAAGGGTTACCAAGACACTTTAGTAGACAAACAAAGTTTGATTTCTACTGGCCTGCCCTAGCCCACCTTGGAGAACAGTCAATCCTTAATAAAGAGATTTACGCCCAAGGAACAACAGCCGACGATTCAGTATTCGGCTATCAAGAAAGGTACGCTGAGTACCGCTACAAACCAAGCTTTGTAACAGGACAAATGCGATCCAATTTCGCACAAAGCTTAGATACTTGGCATTTAGCCCAAGACTTTGGGTCACTGCCGGCATTAAATGCTTCATTTATAGAAGAAAATCCGCCAGT